CAACAGACCAGGCACAGATAAATGAGTGGATGGATGATAAAATAGGTCCAGTTGAAACTGAAGTAGAAGAAGTCGAAGAATCGCAAGAATCGCAGGAATCGCAGCCTGTAGAAGAACCTGAAGCAGAAGTAGCAGCAGCTGAAGTTCCAGAGACACCCAGAGTTAGCAAAGCCTTTTCAAAGGTTGCAAAGAAAGAGCGTGAAGTTCAGCAGCAGAAGCAGGAACTGAACAAGTTAAAAGCAGAGCTGAAACCACTTATTGATGCAAAAGCAAAAGTGGACAAAGGTGATATGCTTGGTGCTTTGGATGGAATTGGGTGGAATTATGAGGATGCCACCAATTCAGTTTTGCAGGATGGTAAATTCCAACCAACAAAAGCAGAGCCAGCTGCACTTACGCCAGAAGTTGAAGGTAGGTTGGCAAAATTAGAAACAATGGAAAGGCAGAAACAGATTGACTCTTATGTCAATCGCATGAAAACTAAGGTAGAAGGTGACGAGCGTTTTGAGTTAGTTCGGAATAACTGGGACAATGCGTGGCCTACTATTTTAGAAATGCAGAAGATAGTTGCCCAGGAAACCGGCACTATAAAGCAGGATGAAGAAATCTTGCTGGAAGTAGAAAATTTTTATGAGCAGCAGGCTCAGAAACTTGCCAAGTCTGGTAAGTTTAAAAACTTGCTCCAGCCCGATGCTGGCCCACCGGAAAAACCATCGGATTCTCCACGGATTAGAAAAACTCTTAGAAACAAAATAACTGCATCGCAGCCAACAGATAAGGGCACACCCAAAACAAGAAGGGAACGCCTGGAATCTGCACTTGCCACCTATGGCAGTAGTCTGTGATGCCACATAATTTATATGGAGAATAAATCCGATGGCGACAGCTACGACTTTAACCGCCTGGGATAATGCGTTAAAACAATACTACAGGGGTGCAGAAGTAGAGAAACTTGTCTACGATAGCCACCCTTTTATGGAACTCGTCCCTGAATCTTTGGGGCTTTAGCCAGAAATGGTTATCGAAAAATCCTTTGAATTGCTGGAAAGACAGGAACTGTTAATCAGCAGCCAAGCCTTGAAAAAGGAAGGTCCAACGATCATCCCGAAAGGGAGTACACTTTAAGCAAAGTGGAAGCGGAGGAGACCCGAAAGGGTTGTGATATGATCTGATCTGCACAGTCGAATGTGCAGCTGCTTAAAAGCGGGGTAGAATTTGCGAAGCTACCTGAACACAATGAAAGACGAAAAGTTCCGTGGTGTTAATGCGCCTTAATATACTAGGGCCGTTATATAGCAATATATAATGATAACGTTGTGAATTGCTGGGAAGACAGGATCTGTTAATCAGCAGCGAAGCCCGAAAGGGAACGTTCAGAGACTATTCCTTTATGGAAGTACACTCAAGCGAGTGGAAGCGCAACGCAACCCAAGTGGTTGAAGAGATAGTCCAATCTGCACAGTCGAATGTGTAGCAGCCGAAAGGCGATTCAGGGAATAGCGAACCTGGGTGAATACCAAAATTGAATTCAATGACAAACTCGTAAGTCACTGATTTCATTAATGATTCCAGTCTATTACACCCGACCTCAAGGAAGATCGGCAACTTTTGCCACTGCTCAAAGCGCAGCCAGTGCTTCCAAGATCGGAGAATTTCTGTTAACCCGAAAAGCTAATTACGGAGTCGCTACAATTTCCGGCGAGGCCGTGGCGGCTAGTGAGGGTGACAGGTATAGTTTCCTAAACGCAATGACCACCGAAATTGACGGTGTGATGAGAAGTGTAGGAGATTCAATTTCAAGAAACCTTTATCGTGACGGTTCTGGTGCAATTGGAAGAATTAATAACTCTTCTTTTTCAACAACTGCACTTGATTTGGTCACAGACATGGACTCACTTAACTTTGAAGTTGGAATGGTTCTGCAAGTTTCAGGAACCAAATCTGGTGGATCTGTTAGGACAGGATCCCTTACTGTAAATGCGGTCAATCGTGGGAGTGCATCAAACCAGCTTACTATGAGTGGTAATTTAAGTGGTTGGTCCTCAGTAGCACAAAATGATTATATTTACCAAAGTGGTGATTATGATGGTGCGCTCACTGGGCTAGAAGGATGGTTGCCAGCAACGGCTCCGTCTTCAACTGCATTCTTTGGACAGGACCGTACTGCAGATATAACCCGATTATCTGGTCAACGGTATGACGGTTCCAGCGGAACAATTTTGGAGGCACTTATTGAAGGTGCTGCCTTAAAAAACCAGGGCCATTATCCAGCAATGGATATTGCAAACAATGTGAATTGCAGGGAAACCCAGAAAGGGCAATCTGCAGCCAAGCTCGAAAGAGAAGGTTCAACGACTATCCCGCAAGGGAGTAGGATCAAGCGATCCGAAGCGCATTGCATCCCTCTGGGATGGTGAAATAGTCTCTTCTGCAGGGTTGAACCTGCAGCAGCCGTAAGGCGGTTTAGAAAATAGCGAGTCTAAGCGAAGGTTAAGTGTGTAGTCGAGAAGGAGGAAAGCCAGATTATATGTTCTGTTCATTTGCTGATTTCGTCAGCATTGAAAAAGCCATGAATGCCCAGGTTCAGCGGGAAGTCAAACAGAGTGATTCCGTTTCCGGTTATCGTTCTCTGGAATTTTTTGCTCCGCACGGTGTTGTCTCGATTGTACCGGATAAAGATTGTCCTGGTGGGACAGCATATATGCTGGAACTAGGGACGTTTTCTTTAATGTCTATTGGTTCTGTAGTTCAACTCACAGAGCTGGATGGCAACCGAGTTCTGAGACAGTCTGCAGATGACGGCATAGAAGTAAGGGTCCATTCTTATTCTCAACTGGCGTGTACTGGGCCAGGCCGGAATTGTGTTGTAACCTTACCATAAACGAAAGGGGGCAATATGGCAGAAAAAATATTTTTTGATATGCAGTCTTTAAATCCTCATGTCAAAATTATTTGCGGATCATTTAAGCCAAACGGCACCAGTGCAGTAGTTGCTGCAGATAATACCGGTGCAGGATGGACAGTCGCCAGAGGTGGTGTGGGAATTTTCACAGTCACTTTAGCTGACAAGTATCCAGGCATTTTATCAGCAACGTGTTCCGTAGCTTTGAATGCAGTTGCAGATACAAAGGTCCAGTTTGGAGCAATTGATGTTGCATCAGCAAAAACAGTTGTGATTAATGTAATAACAACTGCAAGTGCAGCTGACATTGCAGCAAACGCAAATAACCGTATCCATTTTTGTTTAGTTCTCCGAAACACTGATATGACCAAATAAGGAGGTTAATATGATGCAAGGAGGAAAAGATGCAGCCATGATTATTTTGGGAAAGGGTAAGAGTAAAAGGGACTCTGAACCAGATGATATGATGGATGATGAAGATGAATACGAAGAAGAAGAAATGGAGGAATATTCTGATGAGCAGCATGAAATGGCAGAAGAACTAATCTCTGCAGTAAAAGGTGGAGACAGTGAAGCTGTCCTGGATGCTATTCATGGAATATATAACAGTTATTAGGTAGAAAAATGACTGATATTGTAAGTTTGAGTGAGCTGCGCCTTTTGGCAAGGCAGCGTGCTGACATGGAAAATTCGCAATTCATCACAGATGATGAGTGGCGAAGGATGCTGAATCGAGGATACTCAGAGCTGTATGATCTCGTAGTTACGAGCGCAAACAGTGAAGATTACTTCCTCAAATCCGGTACAATTAACCTGGTCAGTGGCACTTCAACCTACGATCTTCCAACAGATTTCTACAAAAGTCGAGGGGTGGACCTCAATACCGGTGGTAGTGAGGTTCCCCTAAGACGATACAATTTCAGTGAGCGCAATGTGGGAGGATTATATTCTGTAGCATCCGATATGCGCTACCACATTCAAAGTAATTCAATTGTTTTTAATCCAAAACCAAGCAGCGCAGATACTGTTACCATTTACTACATTGCATCACCCAGGAAATTTCTTGAATTTACAACAACTGCCATTGGGCGAGGATCAACTACCCAGTGGACCATTGGCACAAATACTTTCCAGGTAGGTGATTTATTAGATGGAGTGGGGTTCCTGGCAGATGATTATAATGTATTGCAAACTGTAACGGCAGTGGCAGCAGCAACTGTTAATACTGATCTTGATTCTTCTGGTCTTTCTGATCCATCAGTTTTTGGATCTATTGAATCCAGGTATGACTTTTATTCAGGATGGGATGAATATGTAATTGTGGCAGCTGCAATTTCTGCCCTTATAAAAGAGGAAGCAGATGTGTCTGCACTTTTTGCAGTAAAGCAGCAGCTCCAGGATAGAATTATTGCAGTCTCAGAGATGCGGGATCTGGGAGAACCAACCACTGTAGTTGACGTAAATAACTACAATAGTCTTTGGAATACAGCAACGGCATGAGCAGGATTTCATTTACTCAGCTGTCAACAGGGAACGCATCTACCGATCAACAGATGGGCTACATTGCAACGGCCCTGAATCCACTGTTTCAGCTGCCTTTTGCTTCAGGCAATCGTGTCCAGGATGTGGAGATTTCAGTTGCTGGTACTAATGTGGTTCATGGTTTGGAGCAAGCACCGGAGGGTTGGATTGTTTTGAAAACAGATTCTCCCCAGGTGATTTACCAATCATCAGTAGTAAATGACTTTCCAAATGAGTTAATAATTTTAAAAGCAGCAAGAGTACCTGCCTGGGAGGATAATACCGGTGGGGTTGTTACAGTTGATATATTTTTTTTTTAGGAGAAACAAATGAGTACAGCAGGGACGAATATTACGAGCATTCTAAAGCCTGCAGTTGGCGTGACCACTGGTCCCACCTGGGCCAGCGATTTAAACACATCCATTGATGCAGTTGATAATCACGATCATTCTACCAACAAGGGTGTGCGGATAACGCCCGCAGCCATTAATGTAAATGCAGATATGGAATTCAACCAGAACTCTGCATCAGAACTCAAGAATTTAATATTTGACAGCAGTGTAACGGCAGCCACAACTTCATATTCACTTTACCAGGCAAGCGGGAATATCTATTGGAGAAACGGTAGCGGCACTGCAGTCCAGATTACCACTGGAAGCTCAGTTAATGCTGGAGCCGGCAGCATAACTGGAATGGCAGGAACTGATGCGGGGGTGACATACACAAATGTTGCTAAAACATTCAATTTTTTCTGTGACTCAGGTAATACCGATTTTGGCAAAATGGCCCATGCAGATTTATTGATGTACAAATTTACTGATGACAACACTGCAGATACAGATTATATCACTCTTGCTGCAAGCACCCTGGCTTCAGGTTCCAGTGGAACCGTGACTGTTCCAGCTGAGACAGGAACCATCCTGACAACAAATACATCATACGCTGGAGCTGTAATCAATGTTGCTACATCCGCATCCAACTATGCAATCAATCTCAAGCCGCATGGAACAGGTCATGTCGTGATAGGCAATGGATCTGCCACAGGCAAGCTCACTTCCAATGGTGCATACGATTTGGTGATAGACACAAATAGTGGAACAAATGCGGGATCAATCACCTTAGAAGATGCAGCAAATGGAGACATCACGCTTGCCTGTAATGGTACAGGAGATATTGAGTGCAGCAGTGATGTAAAAACTTCAACCACCAAAAAGGTCCACCAGAAGGGGGCTTTTTTAATGTCAAGTACACACCAGGCTCTCTTCATGGGCCTATAATGAAAGGATTCTAAAATGGCTATTCCTTCAGGCTCCGGCAGTGAAATTCTGACCAGGGGTTATTTTACAGTAACCGATACAACAGATACAAAGATCCTGGATGGTGCAGCTGCAAACTGGATCTATTCTGTAATATCAATCACAATCTGTGAAACTGCAGGCGCAGCTGAAACATTTGATCTGTTTTTAGATCCAAGTGCAGGCGGCACAGATTATGAAATTTTATCTGACCAGGCGTTGCCCGCCAACTCAACTTTCGTGTTTAATGACCGTTTGATCCTGCATGGTACAGATGAGCTTAATTTCAAGGCAGGCGGGACTTGTAACATCGACATTGTTATAAATTACATTGCACAAAACTGGACTTAAAGGAGGATTATGAGTGGATTTATTGGGTTATCCCAAAAAAGAAATGGGCTTGTAAACCAGTTTACTTCTTTGGGTATTGATGACAATGCAACATCAAATGCAGTAACTATTGATGCATCAGAGAATGTGACGATTACAGATGGTGCGCATGATTTTGATATTGCATCTCATGATGGTTCAAACGGATTGAAACTTGGAGGGACACTTGTAACTACGACAGCGGCAACTTTAAACGTGGTGGCAACAACAGGAAAATCAATCGCGATGGCGATTGTTTTTTAGTGGATAATTATTTAATAGAAAGGAATAAAAAATGGCAAATCCCAATATAGTCTCGGTTACATCGATATACGGCGAGAGTATCCATGAAGCACTGACCACGACTGTTACGACTGCAATTTTGACAGTTGCATCGCATAAACTTCTGAAAGTTAATTATATTTCGGTTGCCAACGATCATGCTTCGACTGCAACCGATGTAACAGTTGCAGTTGATAAGGCGGCTTTCACTTCTGCTGGAGTTGGATCAGGAGAAGATAATTCCGGAGTTGGATATTTATGTTCAACTGTAAGTTGTCCTGCAGATGACGTTCTTGTTGTTCTCGATCAACCGATTTATCTCATGGAAGGAGATGTTTTGGAAGCTGGAGCAAATCCTGCGACGGCAGACATTTTCATTTCCTATGAAGTAATTGATGACGCTTAAAATATAAAGGTAAAAAATGGCTTATTTAAGAAAAGGGACTGCATTTTATCCCAGTACAGTTACGGCAGGAATTTTAGGAAGTGGAGTAACGGGCGGTTCTGGATTGACTACACCCGCTGGACGTACTGTTCTACATAAAACACTTCTTAGAAGACATAATAATGCAACTAAAATTGAAACCGCTAATAGTATTTTTACAGATACAGGATTGGCAGGAAGTTTTGCAACAGTAAAAGCATCGACTGGTTCTTATCTCACTTTTTGGCTTTATCTTGGAATGACATTTACTGCAGCTGGTATTTATGGTGAAACTACTATGACTTTAAGACAAAGTTCAGATACTACTACTTATGCAGTTGGAGATGATATGTTGGGAGGTACAACGTATTGGAATCGTTTAGGTTCTGGAGATCAGATTATAACACCTATGCATCTTTCTTTTTGTTCAGGAAGTGATACTGCTACAACAGATTATGTTAGTAATATTAGTAGTTGGAGTGCAGCAGAAACTTTATATTGGAGGATATATTTTAAGGTTGGTTATGGTAGTGGTAATTATAGGTTCTATCATGAAGATTCAACATGTAGGGTATGGGTAGAGGAGATTGCCGTATGATTTTTTTTAAACCAGGTAAATATGAGGCAGTAAAAGCATTAGTGGGAGGGGTATTATCACAAATTGCTGATGGCACTATTGTATATCATGATGGGCAGAAACCACCTACTAAAGCAGAAATAGATAACAAATTAACTGAGCTGGAAGCTGAATGGAATACCTTGCAATATCAAAGGGACAGGACATATCCAGAACTGGGGGAACAATTCGATTTACTGTACCGAGATATGACTGACGGAAAGGGTGACAAAACTGGCGAGTGGTACAAAGCAGTTTCAAAAGTTAAAGCAGATTTTCCGAAACCAGCATGACAATAGAAGAAGTCACAGCAATTATTGGAGATTTGAGACTTAAAATACCAGATCTTCAGAGGCAGCTAAGTCAGGCTGAAGGTTATCTCCAGGCACTTATGGATATGCAAAACAATAAGAAGGATAAAAATGCCCCTGCAAAAACAGCTCGTTCCAGTTGATATAGTTGCTGGCCTGGATACCAAGAATGATCCCAAACTCACTCCAGCCCTTACAGACCTGAAAAACGGCAGATACACTGTTGGAAGCCAGATTTCTAAACGCCTGGGCTACACTGCACTCTCCCAAAATATTTCCGGTACAACAACCCTGCTTTCTTCCGGTGACGGTTTAACATCCTTCCAGGATGAACTTCTGGAGTTTTCCGGTTCCAAACTTTACAGCTATTCCAGTGGAGTCACCAGGTGGACCGATATGGGAGGATTCCAAAGCATCAAAATTGATTCAGATGATGTTATACGGACCACCTCTGAAGCCAAGAACCAGGACAGCTGTATTGCATCGGGGCTGAGTTTGTATGCCTGGGAAAGTTATGATATTTCTGGTGCATTGGAGGGTATTTATGCATCAGTTATTGATGCTACCAGTGGTGCAGTGTTTCAGTCTGCAACTCTTATAGATGCAACTGCAATCAATCCAAGGTGTTTAAGGCTTGGACCAAATCCCACTTTGTTTTATCTGGACACATCAAGTTCACCGTATTTGCTGAAAAATGTTCAGGTGGACATTAATAATCCAATTGCTTTTAATTCTTCAAACACAATTGTTTCTACTGTGAATGCAACCAATCCAACTTATGATGTTGCAATTAATTCTGCAGATGCAGATGCAGGAAATGCAGTTTTTGCATACAACTCAAATGCTTCTAATACTTTGGGAGTTGGATATGTAACCACTGATGGTGTGGTGGGTGGTCCACCAAATGGTTATCCTGCTGCAATTACAGTTGGATCAACAAATTCTAATGACTTGATTACAATTACCACTGACCAGGTAAATACTGATCCAACTGATTCAGAACGGATTTATGTTGCATACTCTTCCCGAACTGCATCTGCAGGTTTGAAGATCAAAAGATTTAAAGGTATTTTGACTGTAGAAGCAACACACACGGTTGAAGGATCTGCCACTGAAATTACAGGTGCATCAATAATTATAACCCAGGCGGGAGATCTGCAGATAATCTATACATTTTCTGCTACCAATACCTACGATTACCAGGTCAAGGGTGCGCTGTATGATGTGTCTGCAGATACTATGGGAAGTGCGGCAATCATTAAGCGCAGCGTTGGTCTTGTATCCAAGATCTGGGAGTATGACGGAAATAAATATTTTGTGTGTGTGCATGATTCAGATTTGCAGCCTACATATTTCCTGTGCGATACCGATGGTCTGGTAAGTGCCAAGATATTGCCTGGAACTGCAGGAACTATTCCAGCAAAGAATTTTCTCTCCCAGGTATCACTAAACACTGCAGGAGTTTTTAGATTTGCAGGATTGGTCAGGACAAGACTAACATCCAAAAATAATGATATTTATTCTCTAACCGGCGTTTCAGAGATTGAAATGGACTTTACTTCCGTTGAAAGATTTGAAGCAGCAGAACTTGGTGGAAACCTTCATGTGGGTGGAGGATTTGTATCAATGTATGATTCCCAGGAAATTGTTGAACTGAACTTCCATCTCTATCCAGAGAATATTTCTGCATCAGTCAATAATGGATCTGGTTCCCTGGCTGCTGGGACTTATCTCTTTTCAGTGATCTGGTTCTGGACTGATGCGAAGGGACAGGATCACAGATCTGCACCAAGTGTGGCACTATCAGCAGCCACCACCGGCGGGTCTTCAACTGTTACCCTTACAATTCCAAGCCTGCGCCTGACTCAGAAAACGGATGTGGTTTGTGAGGTTTACAGAACAGTTGATGCAGGCAGACTTCTGTTCAAGATTGGCAAGGTGGACAATAATACCGCTGCAGATTCAGTAAGTTTTGCAGATGCAGGCAGCATAAATGATACAAATTTGATCGCCAAGGAAAGTTTATATACCAACGGAGGAATTATTGAGAACATACCACCACCGGCAAGTTTAGTTTTGACCAGCTACAAAAACAGATTGGTTTGCGTGAGCTCTGAGAATCCAAAAAAACTGATCTATTCCAAGAAACGGACACCACTTAGTCCAGTGGAATTTTCAGATGTTTTCAGTATTGTCTTAAACAAGGCCAGGAGAATAACCGCGCTTGCCGAATTTGACCAGAAGCTCATAATCTTTGAACCAAACCAGATCTTTTACATCACAGGAAACGGACCAACTGCAACCGGTGCGCAGAACGATTTTAGTCCCCCACAAGTGGTGACGGGGGATGTCGGCTGCGCTAACACAAATTCTTTAGTCTTGATGCCACTTGGGTTAATGTTCCAATCAAACAAGGGCATATATCTCTTAGACCGTAGTTTGCAGACTGTTTATATTGGAGCAGAAGTTGAAGCCTACAATGGCCTTACAATTACCAGTGCCGAGCTGATCCAAAATGAAAACCAGATACGTTACCTCACTTCTGACGGCAGATGCCTGGTTTATGACTACTTTTACGGCAAGTGGGCTACCTGGACAAATCATGAGGGGCAAGGTGCAACGATCTGGCAAGGTGGTGGTGGTGATTATGTGTATCTTAGAAGTGACGGCAGAATATTTCAGCAGTCATCTTCCAGCTACAAGGATGATAATGATCCAGTGGAAATGTCGTTGACAACTTCATGGGTCAAGACCGGAGGTATCCAAGGATTCCAGCGGATCAGAAGGGCATTGATCCTGGGTGATTTCAAAAGTACACACACACTGCAGCTGGAATGTGGATTTGATTACCAGGAATATTTCAATGAGCTGCACAAATTTAGTTATATGACTGATCTCTCCATTATAGAGTATGGTGATTCAACGCCGTATGGAGAAGAGGGATATTTTGGAACATCCACTGGAGTTGCAGATGGAGTTTATCAATTTCGCGCACACATGAAAAAACAGAAATGCCAGAGTGTCAGGTTCAGGATCTCTGATACAGAAGAAGCAAATCCAGGGCAGGCATATTCAATTTCCTCACTGATGCTTGAGGTGGGTATCAGATCAAATACAATGAAACTTCCAGCACAAAAATTGACATGATAAATCCAATGCAGGGACAATCACAATTCAGTGATGAAGATCTTAGAAAACTAGCTATTCTTCTCCAGCAGATGCCGCCAGGAGAAGGTCTGGCATCTATTAACCAGGATGAAGCTAAACTGATGAAAAGTTATGGTGCTTCTGGTGCGCCACTTCCTGGAACACAAGGACTTGGACCAGAAGGTGGACCGGTGAGGAGTTATGACACAGATACTTATGGTACTGCAACTAGCACTGGAGCTGGTAGCACAATGGGGGAAGGAGGAACTGGTGAAACGATGACTTTTGATCCACCAGCTCCAGGTGATATAAGTACAGAAGAAGAGGATGTGTTTGTTGATCCAGCTACAATGCAGCAGCCTGGACCAGAATCGGGACCAGGAGAATATCAAGGAGATGCTGGTGGTGGCTATGTCCCATCACCCCCACCACCAAAATATTATGACAAGAATGGTGTAGAACATGGTTCCCAGGCTGCAGCTGATGCAGCAAATGCTGCAATTGATTCTGCTAATGCTGCAATTGAGAGTGAGGTTCTGACAACAGATACCACATTCCAAAGTTGGATGTTGGCAAACAAAGAGAAATATCCAGTTCCACCAAACACTGAAGCCCAGCTGGAAGCTGCATTTAACAATGCCAAAATCAAGGCAACTGATTCTGCTGCTATAGAGCTGCCGAAAATGGTTGACTCCATGAATGTTCATCTCAGGGACAATGGTGCAGAAGTTCCCTTTGATACATGGTGGGCAACTATTGATCCCAAACCGGTAAATCTGTCAGAAACTACTATGCGTACAATGTATGCAAAGGCAGTTTTCAAAGCAGAAAGAAAGGAAGCATTTACATTAACACCGGCAGAAGTTGCAGAGTTTGTACGGCCTGCAATCCAGGCTGCAACTGCAGGAAACTTTCAGGAATGGTGGGCTGGACAAGGAGGTACAGAAGGACTTTATGCAACTGAAGAAGAAGCAAAGACTGCACACGCAGCTGCACAGGTTGGAGATGCAAAGGCAGTTACAGTGAAGACAGCTGCAGAAGCAGCTGCACCTGAAATTGGGGCCATTGCTGATGCAGATAAAGTGACAGTGGGTGAGGTTGGAGATGTAGATCAAACAACAGTTGATGCAATTTCAGAGGTAACAGATGCAGATATGGATGCAATCTTTGCAGGAATTGACGATGCAGAAGCACTCCTGGTTGCAAGGGTGGAAGGCACTGCAGTCTCACCGGCAGAGGTGCAGCTGAAGAGAAGTGTGGAAAATAACCTCAGAATGCTGCTTGGTGCAACAGTTGGAGGAGATGCAGATCCAGCCAGGGTAAGGCAGCTCAAGAATATTTGGGCAGACCAGGTGCAGGAGGTGACAGGCAAGGCTGCTGAGCTGCGTTCTGCAGAATCAATTGCTGCAGAAAAGGAGTTGGTAGAACTCTATAAAGGCAAGTCCACAATGAAGCTGCAGCAGAGACTTTCAAACCTGGAAGTTGAACGGCAGACTGCATTTAAGAATGGTGATATGGAGCTGGCAGGTAAATTGAGCAACCAGCAGACACGCCTAACTGAAGTAATAACACAAGCAAATGTAGACACCACTCTGAGTGAAGCAGATCTGAAGTCCCGAACAGATGCAATGATTGCACAGGGTACAATGGATCTGGGAACTACCCTGGCAAATCTGAATATGAGAAAGGAAACTGCACTTGCACAGGGTAAAACGAACCTGGCAATTTCATTATCAAATTTGGAGAAAACTATTATACTTGCCACCACAAATGTAAAAGTTGCAGGCCAGCAGCGAAGTATGGATGATGCTGTTGCAATCGCAGGCTATAAAGGGGAAATGGCATTAATGGGCCTTGAAGTTGCTATTGACACTGAACAGATGAAGTCAGATTTGACCAAGATGGGATTTGAGCTGTCACGTGACCTGGCAGAGTTGGATGCTGCAACCCAAATTAGAGTTGCAGAACTGACCAAACAATGGAGAGAAGCACAGGGTGATGACCAGAAACAGGCAGCAATTTATTCAATGATTGGGACTGCATTAGGAACATGGGCTGCTTCAGACATTCGTGCAAAAACCAACATATCACCTGGAGCTGGAGAAGTTGAGTCATTCCTGGATGCACTGAACAGTTACAAATATGAGTACAAAGATCCAGCTGGTTCCGATGAAGCAGGGCTGTTTGTTGGTGTAATGGCCCAGGACTTAGAAAAAACGCCTATGGGAGCCAGTTTCGTTAAAGACACGCCCAGAGGTAAGCAAGTGGATTATGGTCACGGACTGGCAGCAATCCTTGCTTCACAGGCAAATCTACATGACAGATTACGCAACCTGGAGGAGGGATAAAATGGCAGAAATAATTCAAAGAGGACCAGTACAAGATCAACTGATTGAGTTTGCCAAAAAGTATAATACAACGCCAGTAGAAATTCTGCACCATAATAATATCACTGATACCTCAGAAATCACAACTTTGCAGGTACTAGAAATGCCAGGTGAAGAAAGACAGTTTACAGCTCCAGAAGAACAACCTTTGGGCTTAGTATCACCATTAGAACAACCTGGAGGTGCAGGCATAGACAAAACTGATGAGCTGATAGATCAGTTGACTACATTAAAAGAACCAGTTGAAGACTATTCTCAAGGCAAATTCACTGACCCATCTCAAGGTATTGATGTAAGCCTGGAAGGTGAGGGTGATTTAGATACAAAACCACGTGATTTCTTTGGTGAAACAGTTACAGAAACAGAATATGGTACATCAAAAGTGGATTTAACTAAGGGTAGTGGTGAAGGCTTAATATCAGAAGCATCTGAACTCCAAAAATTGGGAGGAGTAACAACAGTGCCAGGTATGGGTGAGGTTCCTTTAGAACCTACACCAGAAGTAGCTGTAGAAAAGCCAGTTATAACAGACACTGAGGTTGCAGCTATTCCAGAAGGTACAGTAACTGCTCCTGTAAGTGCCACAACTTTAGATAAAGTAGTACCACCAGGCAAAGACCTACCACCAACTAAATCTGAGCTTAAAATATTAATTGATAGTTTACAACCAACTACTATTGGTGGTAAAAAAGTTTATGAAGGTGTACGAGATGCTTTAGAGGGTATTGAGT